CCCGATTCTTGGAGCTTACGTATTTGCTCATGCCACACCCCTCGGTGAATACAATCACCCTTACCCCCCGCAACAGGATCTGACTTCCCAGAATCATCGACAGGTAGTCCCTGAATCATACCCGCGTTATCGGTCAGTTGTTTAAAGACCAAAGAAATAACGATAGTGAGATATGAGCGGAAGGCGAACCTAATGGAGTTAATGTGCGTAGTGATGCCGGTGCCACTAGGGTTCTTCCATTTGGTGTTCTTGACCCTTGGACCGACCCTGACACGGATGTTGAAGCAGGCTTGAAGGGTTTTGACACCCCATTCAGCGTGCGACATTGCCAGGTCGGCGCAGTAGACGGAGGAGAAGAAAAATTCGATAATGTCTTTAAGAAGCTCGTACGTATCCTTGGTGTGTGAATCGTCTGCAGCTTCATAATCGACTTGCGGTATACGCCCGCCTCCAAACTTGCCCCGGACCCATCCACTATGTATATACTGGTCCTGAAGCGCGTTGGAAAGCTCGGTGGGGTTCATGCCTGGGCAATACCAGTCCACGCCGTGTGTGCCGCAATCTTTCTTAAGAAGGATATCTAGGGTCTTCCCTAGGCGACCGGAATCTATGGACAGTCCTTGCTCCATGGAATTTACCATCCGAGCGGCTTCTTTCACTTTGGCGTGCTCCCCGTTCTTGGTAAAAGCGCGCCCGAGCTCATCTTCGCCCCCCGGACCGTAACCGTACGATACCTCGTTGTTCCTCTGGGAAGGCCGCGTGCGCTTCTCTAATACCGCATCTCTGGTGACAACTTCTAAGCTGCCGCGTGACACCCCGCTATGCTCTGCCATAGCCTCCAAGAAATACTTGGTGGCAAAGGTACAGAGCTTCTGGAGGTTTGGACCCTGCTCCTTAGTGTTGCCTTCGCCCAAGTGTGCCTCGGTAGCCTTCTTAAGGGCCACGTCATCGGGGGCGAGGGTTCCATAGGTGGGACCAGATTCAACGATATTAGGTACTTGCGGCACAGCTTTAGCTGAGCGGCTCTCCGTCGGACCCGATTCACCGGGGTTTTCCTTCATGTACTCCTCGGCTTCGAAGAAGACGACATTGCATCGCTCCTCAGTATTATAATACACAGCCGGGGGAAGATTTTCAGGAACACCAACAACACGAAGCAGCTCTAATAGGCTCGTGTTGTCAATCGGGTCTAATTTACCGCCTTGCAGGTAGCCGTGTTCTTCAAGGCTGCTCTGCAGGCGTTGCAAATGCTCTCTCGAGCTAAGCCCCACCGTGCGCCCCCCCTGTTGGTGGAGGTGCTCAAGGTGCCGCAACAACGGTGGCAAAACCGTGGCGGTTCCCTTGGGTGAGGTCTCTTTCTGATAGCGGGTATAGACAACGCGCTCGTGCCCTTTCACAGTGTTCATTACCAAAATAGGATGGCTAGAATCACCGTTCACCACCGAAACATTTCGGCAGGGCCCAGGCTCGCTAAACATGTCTCCCAGCTTCACCCCGTGCGCTTCGAAGACGAGCCTCTCAGCGACTGAAAAAGGGATGTTGTGCCAGGAAGCAATGCACAGCATTACGACTTGCCTATTAATATCCGGGCGAACGTGTTTTACCACGTTGTATACGCCAAAGCCCGAACCGCTCCTGTTGGGAATGTACACCACGTCGTTCTGAGTGAAGTCCCACGCTTTTTGATTGCGAAAAACTCCAGACGTGGAGCCCTCCCCGATCTGCTCAAAATATTCTGCATAGCCCTCGTAGCCGACTCCCTCACAGTAGTAAAAGCTCTCCTTGAAGTTACCGGAGAGACTCGTATACATCGGTAGTGTGCCAATTATATCATGTCCCGCGTAGTCGCGCAGGTCAGTCATGTATGTCATCACATCGAAAAGGGTAATCACTTGCTTGGGCTCGCACCCGCCAATCTTATCGCGGAGTGCTTGCAGGTCAGGCGCCACGTGCTGTGCCACATGTTGGAAATCCTTCAAATTAATGATATGTCGAAGGCCATGGGCTAATTTGTCACGGGATGCGCTAGAGACGCTAGGATCGAATTGGGTAGCACCGAGTGACCGGACCATTCCACGCAGCGAAGATGCGACAAGATGACGGAAAGATGCGAGCTCAGGGTGCG